GGCTCAGAATGATGATACAACTACAGATGATTTTGGTAATTTAAAAATTCATCCTTACTTCTTAGTAGCCGATAAAACTTTTTCACATATGCAGAAATTAGCTGTTATGTTGGGTATTGGGGTTAAGTCTAGGGTAGGGCTTGATATCAAGAAAGAGAAAAAAGATAGCATACTAGATAGAATAAACTCTAACAATAGATTTAAAACCAAATGAAAAAAAAACAATTTAAAAACACAGAATATTATCTTGATATTGCAGAAAAATATATTATCAAAAAATCAAAAGAACTTAATAAAAAAAGTAAATATTATTTAGATAAAGAATTAGCATTTAGTTATATATCTTTTGGTGCTGAATTTAAACATACCGCTGGAAGTTATGCTGGAGTTAATTTCCAATTCCAAACATGGCAAATAGAATCAATCATAGATATTTTCGGTACAAAACACGCAAAAGGCGAATTTAAAGGATTTAGAAGATATCAAAGAGGTTTATTCTTTATGCCTAAAAAAAATGGAAAAAGTGAATTTGGAGCATTACTTCACTTATTAGTTTTTTTTGTGGATAAAGAACTGGCTAAAAAACAATACTGTATAGGTAAATCATTAGATCAAGCAAAATTAGTTCACAATGCAGCGGTCACAATGATAAAACAAGAAGATGAACTAAACGAACTCACTCACATAACTAAAAAACCGCCTAGAATATCTAAAATGAATGGAGCTTTTGAGGATGAAATAGAAGCATTAGCTAGTGATGCAGATAATCAAGAGGGTAAAAATGTATCTTTTTTCACTACAGATGAGGGACATACTCATCCAAATAAAGAAATATACCAAATTATGACAGATGGAACTGCTGGACGTGATGAACCTTTGGAAATTCATATATCGACTGCCGGTTATAATATGCAAGGATATTTCTATAGAGATATTTATCTTTACGCTCAAAAAGTAAAAAAGGGAATTATCAAAGATGAAGCTTTTTATCAAGTAATGTTTGAACTTGATGAAGAAGATATGAAAGATGAAAACGGAAACGATAAAGATGATTTTTGGAAAGATGAAAAACTATGGAGAAAAGCAAATCCAAATCTAGGAGCAAGTCCTACACTTTCATATATGAGAAACAAAGTTATACTAGCTGAACAATCAGAAGAGAGCCTTATCGCATTCAAAACTAAACATCTCAATGTATGGTGTGATAAAGTGGATATTTGGATTAAGCATAGCGTTTGGACTGCAAATCAAACACCAATAAACGAAGATGATTTTAAAGATAGATTGTGCTACGCTGGACTTGATCTATCGTCCGTAATAGATTTATCATGCTGGTTGTTAATATTTCCTAAAGATGATGGCGGTTATGACATTTTACCTCGTTTTTTCATACCAAAAGACCAGATGCGAGAAAGAGTTAGACGTGATAAAGTTCCTTATTTTGATTGGGTAAAAGATGGTTTAATCATAGTAACAGAGGGTAATGTGATTGATTATGACTTCATCGAGGCTCAAATACAAAAAGATTGTGAAAAATTTAATGTAAAAATGGCAGCTTATGACAGATGGAATAGCTCAAGCTTAGTCACAAATCTTACTAATGATGAGGTAGTGGACTTAATCCCATTCGGTCAGGGATTTGCATCAATGTCAACTCCAACTAAGCAAATAGAAGTTTTATCACTTCAAAATAAGTTAAATCATGGAGATAATCAGGTTTTAAACTGGAACTGCTCGAATGTAGTTTTAAAGCGTGACCCAGCGGATAATGTAAAAATTGATAAAGCGACCAGCATTGATAAAGTAGATGGAATGGTTAGTTTGGCAATGGCACTAGGTATTTGTATTTTAGACCTAGAAGAGGTTGAAGAGGTAAATATTTATGAAAAACGCGGAATGTTGATACTTTAGGTATCTATTCTAGCTAAAAAAACATATTCACTCAAATTACTTTTCTCTAGGTTGCAAGTAGAACATAGCCATTGAACATTATTGATTGAGTGATGACCGCCTTTACTTAATGGCTCTATGTGGTCTAGATGGGTAGTGTTATCTAATGATAGGTAAGCATCGCAGTAAACACACTTATGGTCTTGTCTAATCATTAGTTCACTTAGCTCTAAAGTTAGAGGATATTCGTACTTAATAGGGATTGTTTTATCGGATGTAGCTAGTTTTTGAGCTCTTCTTTTATTTTTACTGTTTCTATCAGCCAACTTTCCTATTTCAGTTTGACGATAAGATTTATTTCTAATAGCAATAGATTCTCTATTCTTTTCATTGTAGGCTCTGCTATTAGCATTTTGTGATTCTTTATTGGAATTATAGTAATCTCTAGATTTGCTTTTTATTAATTCTTTGTTGTCATTATAATATTTTTTCTTTTGAGCTAGAATAGCATTTCTATTTTTATCATAATTGAGTTTTTTTATAGAAGATAAAGTTTCTTTATTTTCCTCATTATATTTTTTTTTATATTTATCGATAGCCTCTTTATTTTCTTTATAATAAGTTCTACCATAAGCACTTATAGCCTCTTTGTTTTTATTATAGTAAGATTTACCAATAGCGTTCAGTCTATCTCTATTGTCGACATGAAAATCTTTCCTAGATTTCAATAAACAAACTTTACACTCATTTGTGTAACCATCTTTGCCAGTTTTCTTTTTATAATATTCACTTATATCTTTTTCGGTGTTACAAATTCTACAAGTTTTCATTTGATTTTCCTTTAGTCTGTAAGTTCTTTGTCAAATTTAAAACGAGGGGTAATTAATCCCTCTATCCGACTAAAGATAAGTATATTATAGCATAAAACTATAAATAAAAATGTTTATGCTATACTAGCGATGTTAAAATTTAACACAAGGAAAAACTATGAAAAAAGTTTTATTTTTAATGCTAGTGATGTTGTTAGGTGCTTTCGCATCTCCATTATTCGCATATGACATTGGTTGTGATATTGAAAAATCACAAACATTAAGTGATTTCGATGGTGCAACTTCTATGCCATCAGATATTACTATTAGTAAAGTGAATATTTGGCATAGAGATACACTAGCCTATAGTTCATTTGCAGATACTAAACTTAATAAGAAAATAATGAAAACAAGTGGTTCTGTACAAAATATAAATGCTAATTTAAAAAGAATTGCAGTGGTATGTTATCCACGTGGGGGAATTGAGGCATAGCCTCTTTCTCAAAAAACCTCAACATGGATACTTTTATCCATGTTTCTAATAACTTCCAAAACTTCAACTCAAAATCCAACTTAAAAATAAATATGATATACTTTTGCAGATTAAAAAAAGGCATAAAATGAAATTATTTAGATACATATTACTAAGTATATTATTATTTAGTGGACTATTTGCAGAAAATACCGCATACGACCAAGTACTAGAAAATGACTCATGGAAAGATAAAGCAAAAGTAAGATTAGTTAGTAATGGAGACAATACATATTCTCCAACTCCGCACAACTTTTTATTATTAGTAGCAGAGGGTAAAATACCAGGTTATAGAATTGTTCAAAAGTTCGGTAAAAATCCAGCAGTCGGAACATCAGGATTTGATACAATTTGGAATGGTGGCGGTGAATATACTGGTTTTAATGCAACAGAATCCGAAATAGTAACTATTACATCAGATGATGCAGATGATAATAGTACGGGATTAGGGCTTAGAACTGTAAGAATTTATGGGTTAGATGTCAATGGAACAGAGCAGTTTGAAGATATAGAACTTGATGGATTAAACGATGTAAACTCCACAAAAGAATATTTAAGATTAGATAGAGCTAAGGGATTAACCTCAGGCGGTGGCACATATGGTGCAAATCTTGGAAATATAACAATAAAACAAAGCATTACTACAGCTAATGTTTTCGCAGTTATACCAATCGGATACAACTCAACAATGATAGCAGCATATACAATTCCAGCGGGTAAAAAAGGCTATATCATGACTCAGGCATCAGTTATAGCGAATAAACAAGCAGCAGCGGTGGCGGTTAGGCTGAAAGCAAAGATACCTGGTAATCTATTTACTGTAAACGGTGAAGCTGCTCTAAATTCTCAGGGTACTGGATTTATTGAGAGAAAATTTACAG